ACTACAACAACAGATATATTTAGTTATGTGCTAACAGGCTCTGGTGTGCGGTTTAAGGTATTGAATGTAATTAATGACACATCCGATACTTTCTTGCGTCTTGCTCCAACTTCGTACATGACACAGCAGTTTCTGCCTACGAGTCCACAAAAAGGCTCCCCACAGTACTATAACTTTAATGGACAGGACGCTAACGGTGACACCTTAGTTGATTTGTTTCCGATTCCCGATACTGCCTACACAATTCGATTTAATGTTATATTACCACAACCAACGCTAACTTCTGATAATACCATTATCAAAGTTCCTGCTGATGTGGTAATCCTAAATGCTTATGCTAGAGCAGTTGTTGAGCGTGGCGAAGATGGCGGTTTACAGTCTTCAGAAGCCTATGCTTTAGCTCGTAACTTAATGGCTGATTATATTGCCCTTGAGTCTAATCGTTATGTTGAAGATACTAACTGGGTTCCAAGTTGAGCAAGCAAATTGTTACATCTTCTATATCAGCACCGGGCTTTGCAGGACTAAATCTTCAGGATGCTCCCACCTCATTAGAGGCTGGTTTTGCATTAGAAGCAAACAACTGCATCATCGATAAGTTTGGTCGTATTGGCGCTAGAAAAGGCTGGACAACATATTTACCCGCAAATACTGATTTAAGCACTGCAGCGGTTAAAACCATTGCACAGATGCTATCGCCAACAACTAACGATAATCAATTGTTTGCGGCTGGCAATAACAAGTTATTTCTGTCTACTGGCAGTGCATTAACACAGAAGTTAGTTCGTAATAGTGGTGATACAGCTAATGCCACCTATACCATTAATAACAGTCATTGGCAAGTAGCATCTTTACCAGATGTAACGAATGCTAGAGCAAGAGCTGTCATTACTCAAGCAGACCATAAAGCACTGTATTTTAGTTATTCTGCAGTGACGAGTTCTTATGTGTTTAAGATACTTGCCGATGTAGCAACATTGCCTGTGAACCCAATTGCACACACAAGCAGCACTTTTACTCCGAATGTGTGTCTTGCCGCATACGGCAGAATCTGGACTGCAGACATTGCTGGAGATAGACAAACTGTTTACTTTAGCGATTTAACTGACCCTTTAAACTTCCAAACCGGAACATCGGGTGCTTTAAATATTGCTGAAGTGGTTGGAGATGGCGACCCTATTGTTGCATTAGCGTCTCACAATGGTTTCTTGATTATATTCTGTGAAAACCATGTTGTTGTTTATAGTTCAGCGCAAGACCCCGCCAGTATGGCACTAGCTGACATTGTTAATGGTATTGGTTGTGTGTCTAGAGATTCCGTACAGAACACAGGAACTGATGTTGTCTTTTTATCAGCAACTGGTGTTAGAAGTTTTACAAGAACCATTCAAGAGAAATCCATGCCAATGCGTGATATTTCTAAGAATGTTCGAGATGAGTTATTAGAAAGTTTAACGAATACTTCAGATTTAAAAACCATTAAGTCTGGGTACTCAAGCATAGAAGCTGCATATGTACTGTCTTTTTCAGAAGACGACATTGCTTACTGTTTTGACATGAGAGGAGCATTACCAGATGGGTCTGCTAGAACTACAACTTGGACTACTATCACACCTACAGCGTTCTGCACAACAGCAAACAGAGAATTTCTTATCGGGAAAGCGGGATATATTGGGTTGTATGGTGGACACAGCGATAACGGCAGCTCTTACCGCATGGTGTATTATTCCAGCTATTTCGACTTCCAACAACCAACTTTATCCAAAATACTAAAGAAAGTTGAGATGTTAGTCTTGGGTGCACAAAACCAAGACATAACCATGAAGTGGGATTTTGATTTTAAGAAAGCATATCAGTCTGCAACTATTACAGTAGACCCAACCAGTATTGCAGAATATGGTATTGGACAGTATAATATAGATAACTATTCTGGTACAATTATTATCTTTAATTTGAATTTAAATGCCGGCGGAACAGGTAAAGTTTTACAGTTAGGATTTGAAACAGATATTGATGACAATGCTGTCTCAATTCAGAAAATAGACTGTTTTGTTAAATCAGGGAAAACATTATGAGCAACTACACAAAAGCCACAGACTTTGCTGCTAAAGACTCTTTGCCATCTGGCAATGCAAATAAGATTGTTCGTGGAACAGAGATTAATACTGAGTTTGCTGCGATTCAAACTGCAGTAAACAGTAAAGCTGATTTAGCTGGTCCAACCTTTACTGGTACACTTACTGCTGTTACATTAGCTGTTACAGGTAACGAAACTGTTGCTGGAACACTTACTGTGACTGGTGCGTTAGAAGCTGCGTCAGTTGATGGTGGGACATTCTAATCATGGCACAAATTATTGACAAACAGATGTCTGCTACGGAGATTATCCGTAAAGACTTAGAGCGTGGTGGTCTAAGCAAACAAGAAGAGAAGTTCTTCAAGAGTTTAGCCATTATGATTCAACAAAACAAAGCTGTTGTTGTACGGCACAATAACACTGTGTTTATCGGTATTCGTAAAGAACCGGGTGTATTAGAAGTGCATATGTATACAGTAGACACTCCTAATATGCTTCTTGGTGCAATGAAGGTTGGAATTGATGCAGTCAAGAAAGCTGGGATAAAGAAGTTAGTATCTGAAACTGATAACTACAAACTAATAACAATGATGCAAAAGATGAACTTACCTGTAGAAGTAAAGAAGAAGGGTAAGTCGTTTGCATGGTCACTGGAGATTAAATAATGGGTGGCGGAGGCGGATTTGTATCAGCGATAACAGACCCCATTTCTGATGTACTAGGTACTTCAGGTGGTGATGGTGGTCTATTAGGTGCTGTAGAAGATGTTGGTGGTTTTATCGGCGATGCTGGTGAAATCATTGACAATGCAGTCATACAACCAGTTGTTGATGACCCAGTTAACACTGCTATTAAACTCGGTGCTTACTATGTTGGTGGTCCTTTAGGAAGTGCCGTAGCAAGTGCTGGTATTTCAGCAGCACAAGGTAATGACATTGAAGACATCGCTAGAGATGCTGCTGTTTCGTATGTTGCAGGTCAAGTTGGCGGTGAAGTCGGCGGTGCTGTTGCGGGTGAAACAGGTTCACAGTTAGCGGGTAACTTAGCACAAGGCGGAACATCTGGTGCAACAAGTGCTGTGTTGTCTGGAAGAGACCCAGTAACAGGATTATTGTCTGGTGTTACCAATGCTGGTATTAGTGCCGGTGTCGGCTCAGTCGTAGATGCAGGAGCAAACTTATTTAATCAAACAAATACAGGAAGTACAGGTATGGATGAACTATTTAATACTACCGGCGAAGACTTTAACATGGGCGGCATATTTAGCGGCACAGGTGAAGACTTTAACATGGGTGGTAATCCTAACATTATCCCCGGCGAACTTGGGGACATCTTTCAAGACGCTCAAGGTAACATTATTCTGTCTTCCGGCTCTGACATTCAAGCTGCACAGTCTCTTGGTTTAGATTCTACCGCATTAACTAACTATGCTAAACAGTTCGGGACTCAAGCTCTTAGAGCGTTATTAGGCACTAGAGGCGGTACAGGCGGAACTGCTGGCGGTGCAGGCACACAAGGAGGTTTGCTTGGTGCTGGTGCTAACTATTTCTTGTCTGACGCAGCTCGTAGAGCAATTCAATCTGCATCACAGCAGTCAGCTCAACAGCAGTTAGAAGCTACTCGCAGAGCAGAACAGTTTGCTACATTTAAACCTGTTGGCGTAACTACCGCTTTTGGTCAGTCTAACTTTGGCTTTGACCCAACAACAGGACAGCTCGTATCAGCAGGATACACTGCTACTCCCGAAGTGGCTGCACAGCGTCAGCGTCTCTTTACTCTCGGTGCTGAAGCACTGCCAACTACTGCAGACACCACTGCATTACAACAACAATATCTTGAGCAACAGCGTGGCTTATTAGCTCCAAGTCGTGAACAACAACTAGCTCAGTTGCGTAATCGTCAATATCAGCGTGGAACCACTGGTTTAGCTAC